AAGCCGCTGTCGCGACTCAACCCATCTACGCAACCGCCAAGCGCGAATTCAAATTGCCGTCACCCGCAGAGTACATCGCTACTTTCTTGCGTGGCGGTTCTGACTTCGCACAAATGAACGAGAACGTACGTGCAGCTGCACCTTCCGCTCCGTACATTGACACCGAATCAAACCCGGGCGCGTTGCCCGAGATCATCGTTCAGCCCGCCTATAACAATTTCCGCGGTCTCCGTCCAGTGATCGATGCAATCGGCACTAAGGCCATGCCCACTGGAGGCCAGATCTTCGTTCGTCCTTCAGTCGGGACACATGTTTCGCAGGGTGTGCAATCGGCACAGAACGCAGCACTCACCGCTGGCACTCTCCAAGTGACACGCAACACCGTCACCAAAAATACGTACGGTGGCTACGTGACCATTTCCGAACAGGATCTTGACTGGACCGATCCCAACATTCTTCAACTCGTCCTTGACGACATGGGTCGCGTGTACGCCAACACGACCGACAATGTTGCTGCAGACGCGTTGCTCGCAGGATGCTCACAGTCCGCTGTGCTCACCGATCCGACCAGCCCAGCCGAATGGATTAGCGACATCTACGACGCATCGTCCACCATCTTGACGAACTCAAACGGCAACTTACCGACTCACTTGTTCTTGAGCCCCAATATGTGGGCCGCTGCAGGCAAGCTTGTGGACACCACTGGTCGTCCGTTGTTCAGCAATGTTGGACCAATGAACGCTTACGGTTCACAGTCGCCAGCACAGACCGACGGCATCGTCGCGTTCGGTTTACGCGTCGTCGTAGACCGCAACTTCGCAGCCGACACTTGCATCGTCGGTGACGCATCAGGATTTGAAATCTTTGAATCCATGAAGGGTGCAATCAGCATCGACGTACCGAGCACGTTGTCACGCACCATCGCATGGCGCGGTTACCTCGCAACCTTGATGATTGACGCAACCAAGTTCGTCAAGTTGACCTGAGCAAACTGAAACACTGAAGGGAACTGGATCATGGCCGTATTCACCGTTACACACGCACAACGTGTGGACGACTACGCCGTGATTCAGACCCTTGAGTCAACAGACATCACAGTCGGCCAGACGATCATCGTTGCCGGGGTAGGAAATAACTTTGATGCGACTTACATCGTTCAGGCTGTCCCTACTTACTATTTCATTGGTGTTGATTCTCAAGGCGATTTTGAATACAACTACGAAATCGTCATTGAGAACCAGTTGCTCGTCAAATCAGATTTCAGCGATTATCAAAGATCTGCAGCGACAGGAACAGTCACATGGACCCAGTCCTGCACTTGGCTGTCATCTACTGCACCAGTAATTGAGTTTCTTGGGATCGCGTCGGCCACGGCAAATGACACCGCGTTCCTCACGACTTGTGTCGCAGCTGCGAACTCCTGGTGTTTCAAGCGTCGCGTGCAGGCTGGTTACCACGACAGTCTCACCACTGTCCCTGACAGTTCAGTGCTGTTGGGAACCACCTTGTATGCGGCAGGCCTGTACCGTGAACGCGGAACTACTGGCGATTCATACGCTTCGTTTGGTGACATGAGCGGACCACCGCTGATGACTCTCGGACGCGTGAACCAATTGCTCGGCGTCAAACGCAGTCAGGTGGCTTAATGTGGCAGGCATCTTCACAGACACCATTGACACCGTGTCAGCATCGCTCACAGCGTTGGGACTTAAGCCTGTCACCGATCCGCGCAACGCACGTCCGCTCACAGTGTTTGTGGAATTACCGACGTTCACTTGTTTTAACAACCAAATCGCAGACATCACCGTCGATCTCCGAGTCCTTGGCGCGCCACCCGGCAACCAAGACTCATCCGACTACATCCTCGGAGTGGTCGACACAATCATGAACAGCCCTATCGCCGTTCTGAGTGGCTCACCTTCGCTCGCTCAGATCGGTTCACAAGAACTACCCGCATACGATTTAACAATCAGAATCGCTTCCAAGCGCATCCCATAAAGGACAAACAATGCCCACTACAAAAACCGTTTACCTGTCCAACCCAACCGTTCTTATTGGTGGCGTGGACGTCACTCAGAACACCAACGCGGCCTCGTTGGAAATCGGCTACGACCAACTTGAATCAACCAGTTTTGGAGACACTGGACACCGTTTCGTGTCGGGCCTCCAAATGGTCAACGTCACCTTGACGATGTTCATGAACTACGGCACTGGCGAAATTGAAGCAACGCTTTTCGATCAGGTCGGCGACGGCACCACCACTCTGGTCATCTCACCATCAGGTAGCACGGAGTCTGCAAGTAACCCCGAATATACGATTACTAATGCCATGTTGTCTTCGTTTACTCCGATCGTTACGACCGTAGGAGAACTCAGCCAAGTCAGCGTGAATTATGTCGGTGGCACTTGGGTACGCGACGTCACCCCGTAATCAACAACTAACAAAAGGACCCCGACATGATTGGTATGACATTAAGAGTAGAGATGGCTGACGGTGAAACATTTGAAGCACCGATCACTTACGGAGTTGCGTGCAGATGGGAAGATCATCACCCCACGCTCTCCGTGGGCCGTTTCTTAGAAGACATGAAATTCAAGCCCCTCGCATGGTTGGCTTGGGATGCGTTACGAACAAAGAAAATAGTTGTCCCGTTGTTTAGCACTTGGGTAGAGAACGTCATGGATATCACGTTCCTCCCAAAAGCCAAAGCGGGCCAGCAGGACGAGCAACCAACCTGATCGCGCAGCTCGCTGTTCGTACAGGCATCAGTCCACTGGACCTGATGGAAACACCAGCCCAGATCATTGATGAAATGGTCAGGTTGATAATCGAGCAGAACGAGAGCAAGCGATGACAATTCAGGTGAAAGGTGTGGGCGAAACGCTGAGAGAACTTGGCAAGATTAACCCTTTACTTAAGCGTGAATTGAACAAAGACATCCGCAACATCCTGAAGCCGTTGTTGGCCGAGATTAACCAGTCAATCTCGACATCACCTCCGCTGTCTGGAATGGCTCATAACGGGCGCACCGGGTGGAACAACCGCAAGAACTCAGTGATCAAGATTGACTCCCGTAAGCCCCGTAGGAACGTCAACGAGCCCCGTATGAGTGTCCCTGTCAACATTGTTCGTATTACGACTAAGGGCGCGCCTGTGGCGATTGTAGACATGGCTGGGAAGGCTGGAGGGTCGTCGTCTAGGCGTGAACCCAAGTATCGGCGTCCTATGTTCGCAAGTTTGTTACCGGGTGAACCGTCGCGTTTTATGTGGGCTAAAGCATCGGACTCGTTGTCTATGATTGAACGAGAAATGGACTCCACAATCAAGGCCGTAATGCTTAAAGCAAACCAAGAGATGGCAAGGATTCGCTAATGGCAATCAACATTCCGATCATTACTAGCCTTGAAGATACGGGCATCAAGAACGCTAAAGCCGCGTTTAACGATTTTAAAACTGCTGTCGGTAACGCTGAAGGTGGTATCGGAAAGTTTAAGGCAGGCTCCAAAGTCGCTTTAGACGCAGTCGCCGCTAATGCTTCAACTTTTGCAGTCGCAGCTGGTGCCGCAGTGGGCAAGTTCGTTGCTGACGGAATCACAGCGTTCCAAGACATGGCAATCTCAGCAGGTAAATTTGCTGACGCTACAGGTCTGGCCGTTGAAGACGCGTCGCGTTACATTGAAGCCGCAGGCGATATCGGCATCCCGATTGATGCCGTTGAAGGCGCGATCGGTCGACTTAACAAGACCATTGGTGCAAACCCTGACAAGGTCCGTGACCTTGGCGTTGACCTTGTGTATTTAAGGGACGGTTCATTAGATGTCAACGAAACATTCCTAAACACAATTGACCGCCTGAAAAAGATTAAAGACCCAGCCGAAAAAGCCCGTGTTGCTGCGCAATTGCTTGGTAAGGGCTGGCAGTCAATGGCCGAAATGATTGAGATGGGCGCGGACGATCTTGACGCATCTTTAAAAAAGGTGTCGGATCAAAAAGTTATTTCTGAAGAAGAACTTAAATTGGCTAGGGATTACCGTACCGCGATGGACAACCTTGGCGACTCAACAGAGGACCTAAAAGTCAAGTCTGGTC